CATCGAAATCTTTAGTCGACAGACGTGCGATTAAGGTATCGAGTTTGCTTGATAGATCGTGGGATTCCCTAATCTTTGGTGTCTTTTCTTTCAATGACTCCAAAGTGGTCGCCAAAGCAGTAGCTGCAACTTGTTTGTTGCTAAATGCTTCGAAGATCAATTCAAGGAATTTGTCGTAGGCTGCCTCGAAGTTGGTTTCACTTTCAAGGATTTGAACATTTTCCACTAAGACAGGGTGTTCTGCCTTTTTGGCAATATTTCGCCATTCACCGATGATTTTAGTGCGGCTGATCTGCATATTGGTTCGATGGAATAATGTTGCAGTATCATTAGCCAGTGAATTATTGAAAAGGGCTTTTGCTGCAAGAGTATTTTCAACGAGTGTTTTGACTTGAGTACGAGTCAGAAGAGTAAATTCTTCATTTTCGTTCAAGAATGGTGTTATTATTTTTACAGCATTAACAACCTTGCCTTCAGAGACAAGCCGTGCAACATTATGGATTCTATTTTGGAATCCTTCAGACCAAAATGCGTTGCTTGCTGTGTCACGCATTCGACGGGCAACTAATTTTCTTGTTGCCCATTTTGTGACTGGTAATTTTACTTCAGCACCATCAGAGAAGTGACCTGATACAACATGGCCATTTTCGACAATTACATTGTCTTTGAGAGCTTCAACGATGGTTGCAACCAGACGTGATTTAACGTCTTCACCAAATGCTTCGCCGGTAGAAATAGTAATATGGCGAACTACATTATCTCGGCTTTTGACGATTCCGGAATGAGGAACTGCTCTTCCAGAGAATCGTTGGGATTGCATTCGGCGGAATGCAGTACCCATTAGTTTTTGGTCATTTTCTTCGATTGCGTTTACCAGACGCAGGCAAGATTCACCGAATAATGATTGTTTTTCTTCTTCGACAATTTCTACTGGTCGGATATTGTCAATAGAAATTTTGGCACCTTTATCACGGCTATGTTCCGCAACAAAAAATGCGTTTGCATCCACATCTTCAAAGTATAAGCTCTTGGCATGTAATGCGACAAGTCGATAATTCTTACCGGCATGTTTCCCCATGCTGGCTACACGATCTTCAAAAAATACTACACGAGATTGGGCAGAATCGTTTAAAGCATTAAGAAATTTACGACTATCCATTTTAACGGTTGACATCATCAACTCCCATTGTTACGGCATGTTTATAATAGATTTAATATTTCTATCGTCCCAATGCCATTTTCGTGTTTAACTATTACTAATTTTGATCGAACGACAAGCGGCTATAAGCGATTAGCTAGAAGACGGAATATCATCATCAGTTATTGTACTCTCATCTTCTCTTGTTTTTTCTTCGCTTGTGCCAATTGTCAAAACGTCATAGGTTTCTCTAATAGCAGAGTCACGTTCTTCTTCATCAACTGACCATTCAACCATAATCCCATTATCATCATTAGGATTATGGATTTTATCTATAATATCACATCTATCATCTTCAAGTGATTCAGAGATCATTTCATCCGGATTTTCAGAGTCAGAAATCATTTCATCCGAATTTTCTTCAGAGTCTTCAGAATCTCCCGTTGCAAGACCATCAAGCTCATTGGATTCCAATAAATGTTGAAAACCACTATGAAATCTTCTAGTATCTTCTGCTATTTGTGACTTTCTAAGACGTTGAGCCCATTTCTTCAAAATAGTCATCGACTCGGCTTTTTTACCCTGTTTACGTAATTCTATAATCAATCTCTTTTCAGCAGCGTAATCGAAGTCCTCAATAGGAATATCTCCAGCATCTTCATCAGATACAGGTGGTAATCCATCATCAGGTTCTTCTACATCTCCCATATCTTCTTCTCCCGGTGGCAAATCGCCCTCTTCAGGAGGAGGTAATTCTCCATCATCCATATCATCCAAACCGCCTGGCATTCCACCTCCCGGACCACCAGATGCTTCGGTTTCCTCCATGTCCTTTAATTCCTCAATTTCATCAGGGGATAAATCTGTGAAATGAGTAACAATCCATTCTTTTGGAAACCAACCAAGATCTTTCAAATCAGCCATAACCCCAACGCGGGTCTGCCATGTCTCGATTCGATATAATTCCTCCATTGCTGAAGTAGCAGTAAGAGCAATCTCAAATCCTTTTAGATCTTCAATAGTATATCCACGCAATGCTAAATGGACAATTGCTACCTTTGTTAATCCAGTAGCAACTTCACGCTGTATCCACTGTACAGCTTTAGCAAATTCCGATGAAGACTGGGATAATGATTTCTCATTAGCCTCTCCACTTCCTTCTCCGATACCAACTCTTGCAAATGGGATTTTAGTCGGAGCAATCATCTTTTTCTTGAAGTACTCGATATCCGCTATTTGATCAAGATTTTCAGCCCCAGGTAATACTGACACATCAGGGCCAGTACCATCTGGACGCCGTGGTAAGAAGAAGTCATCTTCTTGAATAAGTGGAGAATACCGTTCGTCGAATGATCCTGTAGTTGGATTATAAAATCGTTGCCTTTTAAAGTTCCTAGCAATCATTTGCATGTACTCAGGAACTTCTTTAGGCGGTATCATCCCAACAGGAATAGTAAATTTTCGTTTTTCAGGGGCACGTGTGATTCGATAGATTAATGCCGCATCTTCCATAAGCCGCAGCTGCTTAAACGCTTTTCGCCCACTGTCTAGAATAGCTCTACCATATGGGTGATAAATATTTTCAAAACTAGTCAACCTAGTGTGCATTACCTGCCATGGATGGAAGAATTGCGGTTCTTGCTCATTCGCATCCATGTAAAAGAAGCCTACTAGATCACCATATCTTGTTTCAATCCTGGTGAAATTATAGACATTCATAAATCGCAATGATGAAATACCATCACGAGATTTATTTAACACAATTTCATATGGCATATCTCCGTATTTGCAGAGATATCGCACAGTCGGCCTACAATAAGTATCCCATTGTAGAATATTAAACATGAGATCTTCGATCTCAGTTTTTAAGCGTTTATTACGAGCCCTAATAATTAATGTATGCTTACGTTCAGGATCAACAAGACTAGCCTCATCTGCGTACAAATCCAATGCCAGACTGATTTCACCAGTCTGGTCCATCTGCTCATAATCCTTATATCTTTCCAACCTATTAATTTGTAGGTTAGTTTGATCAAGGATAGCAGCCTGGGAATTAAAATCTAAAAATTCACCACCAGCAGTGAGTTTATCAAGATTCGACTGGTCTTGAAAGACACGCTCGGCCTGAAACACACTGTGCTGCCGAGTCAAAGCCCGAATTCGGTCAAAAGCCAGCCAACTACTAGGCATACGATATCCTTATTCTACGGTATATTTACCGGAGATAGCTGGGTTACCCACAAAGGTATAAGTACAAAACTACTTCATCTTTGAAGGAACTCTAAAAATCACCAGCTTAGGATTCTCGTTTAGAGGCGGACTCTTCTATTACAGCCTTTAACGAAAAACTCACAATTTCTTCCAGACGATACTTAAGTTTAGCTATTTTAAAAACAGTTCTACTTATTAAGTACGTTACCGCTGCTATTGTAAGACAAATTATAAGTGTCGATGTGGTATCGCTCGGAGCGGCTGAAGATAAAATAGTACTGACCAGGCCAGTAATAGTAGTCAACCATAGTTCAGTTGTTCTCCAACCAGGGTTCCCAACACTATCATTCAAAATTGCATCGACTATTTTATTTTCCATGATGTGGGCAAACTCCATTATTTCTCTGTTTTCCAAGATTACAATTCATACACAATACTTGAAACCCATCTGGGTAGTTATTTTTCTTTAACCATCTTGCCATATTAACACCTGTAGTGTATTTGTCATATGGTAAATTTCTTCGATACTCAGCCCCATCATTATTCATATGATCAATGGTTAAAAATAAAAATTCTGTTTCACCACAGCATGCACAATAGCAACCGCCGTAATATTCATATACCTCTCTAACTATTCAGAACAATATGCTGAATCAGATTGTTTACCACATCTTATTTAGAGGAGTCACGTTCATAAAAGAATTTATTTGGAGTAACAATCGGGCCTCCCTGACTCATTGGAATACCACCCAATTGCATAGTATATGCGTCTATATGTCGTTGAGCTGAAATATCAGGCAATTCCTCGGGTGTCATAGCCATAGGCATCAAAAGAGATTGACCACCAACTTCGATAAGTGCTTTCTGACGATCTATTTGTGCAGAATCTGAAAAGATCGTAGGGCCGATCTGGCTGGAAAAATCACCACCACTACCAGTTGGGATTAGATTACCAGAATCAACAACAAAAGCATCAGCTGTACCAATTAATGACAAGGCAAAAGCTATGACAAGGTCATCATAGTTCCCAGCACCATCTTCCGCTTCTGTTTTATTAGTATCACGACCAGTTCTATCACGCT